GCTTTCTAAGTTCGTAATGGACATCAGGAAAGAGTTGCCGCAAGATTCAGAACTGAATCAGCTTGTGGATAACATTCAAGAAAATATAGACTCAACCCTGTATAAACTTAAATATTTAGACTAATGGCTGATCCAGAACAAATTGCTGCTGCTCTAAAGTTTTATGAGTCTCAAAAGAGTCTAAACCCTTTTGCGCAACAAAATAGTGGCGAAAAGGTAATGTCTGTTTTAGCGGATATTTACAATAACATTAAGACCATTCCTAATCGAGTACAAAACTTTGCTCAAGACCCTGTAACGGGATTAAAAGAAATGGGCAAAGATGCCGTAAATAGGGCAATTTCGGCAAAAAATCAGCTTTATGAAGCTACCGATGCGGAAGGCATGAATTATGGGCCAAAAAGCCAACGGTTAGCTGCTTTAATGGCAGAGAGTTACAACCCCGTGGGAATGTTTATTGGCCCAAATGCCGCATCTTTTAACAAGATCATGGCAACCAAAGCCTTGGATTTAGAAAAGGCGGGTAAAACTGCCAAAGAAATTTGGGAAGAAACTGGCACATTTAGAGGCCCTGACAAACAATTGCGGCAAGAAATTAGCGACAAAGGCTCAAAGATTACTGAAGATGTTTATAACCAAATATCGGCTAATAAACAATTTAAAGGCCCAATGGGTCAAGCTTTGCAACATGAAGAACTTTACAAAGCCTACCCACAAAGTGCGGGGATACCTACAACCATGTTCGCAGATATAGCACCTAGCGGAAATATGCTTCAAGGTCGAAGCGGTACATTTCAAACACCACAAATTACTGTTGGTGGGCCAAGTTCAATGGATCAAAGAAGCGTTGCATTGCATGAATTGCAACACGCTATTCAACAAAGAGAAGGATTTTCCCGTGGTGGTAGTCCTAATGCTTTTAAGCCAAATGACGTTTTTAGCACAAAAGCACTAGAAGATGCGGCAATTATTGATAAATTGATGAGGGGATCAAACCTAAATCAATTAGAAGCAAAACAAAGATTTGAAACACTTTTTAAGAAAAGCCCTGAAGCTGGCGCATTTGCCGCTTTAGAAAGAGTTGGCACAGGAAAAGAATTAGATGCTGCCAGAGATGCCGCTAGACTTGCTGATAAGCCAATGGAATCTTACAGGAGATTGGCTGGCGAAGCAGAAGCCAGAGCAGTTCAAAAGCGTAGAAATTTAACTGATGAGCAACGAAAAGCAATTTTCCCGCTTGAAAGTTATGATGTACCGATAAATGAGTTAATTTTTAAATAATGACTCAACTTTATAAACTCAAATTCTTAGACTAAGCGACTCACCCGACAAGGTGCAGCCATGACTGAAAACAACAAACCAAAACAAAGCCGCAAAGGTAAGACCAATAATCCCAACGGCAGACCCGCTGGAACGCCCAACAAGGTCACGCAAGAGGCAAGACAGGCCATAGCCTTGTTTGTAGATTCAAACGCTCACAGGCTCTCTGAATGGCTCGACTCTGTAGCCCAAGGCGACCCAACTAATGATGTGAAGCCAAACCCCGCAAAGGCTTTTGAGCTATTTCAAAGCGTTGTTGAGTATCATGTTCCTAAGTTAGCCCGTTCAGAAGTCACGGGTGTAGATGGTGGCCCTCAAGAAATGGTCATTAAATGGCAAGCGGAATCATAGAAATCCCATATAGCCCTAGAAAGCAGTTTAGGGAGTTTCACGCTAGAACAGAAAGATGGGCTTGCTTAGTTGCTCACCGAAGGGCGGGCAAGACCGTAGCGGCTATCAACGACATCATTAGGGCGGCAATCACTTGCAAAAGCCCGATGCCTCTCTTTGGGTATGTTGCCCCATTCAGAAGCCAGGCAAAGAGCGTGGCATGGGACTACCTGAAATACTTTTCACGCCCCATCACTAAATCAAGCAACGAGGCTGACCTAATCATTGAGTTGGTCAATGGGGCAAAGATAAGGTTATTCGGGGCAGACAATGCCGATGCCATGCGAGGATTGGGCTTCGATGGGCTTTACCTTGATGAGTATGGCGACTTCAAGCCAAGCGTATGGGGTAATGTGGTACGCCCCGCCTTATCTGACAAACAGGGATGGTGCGTGTTTGGTGGTACGCCCAAGGGCAAGAATCAGTTTTGGAACATCTACGAGACAAGCAAGAGACTACCTAATGAGTGGTTTAGCCTGTCTCTACCCGCAAGCAAATCAGGGTTGTTGCCTGAATCAGAGTTACAGGCGGCAAGGGCGCAACTAGCAGAAGATCAATATTTGCAAGAATATGAGTGCAGCTTTGAGGCGGCCATCATTGGTGCGATATGGGGTACTGAGATGCGCAAGGTTGCCGAGGATGGGCGCATTACCAAGGTAGAGAACCAAATTGAGGTCAAGACACACACGGCTTGGGACTTAGGGCATACTGATGACACGGCCATTTGGTGGTATCAGGTCATTGCGGGTGAGATACATATTGTTGATTTTTTTGCCCTTTCTGGTGGAACTATTGAAGAATTTGTATCAAAAATCAAAGAAAAACCCTACAATTACGGAAAACACTACTTACCGCATGATGCAAGGGCAAGGACTTTGGCAAGCGGTGGGAAGTCGGTAATCGAGCAGATGGCCGCGCACTTGGGCATTAACAACTTGGCGATTGTGCCGAGTTTGACTGTTCAGGATGGTATTCAAGCCGTGCGGATGGCGTTGCCAAGATGTTGGTTTGATGCCGAGAAGTGCGCAGATGGCATTGAGGCGTTGAGACAGTATCAGCGTGAGTACGATGAGGACAAAAAGGCTTTCAGGCAAACGCCCAAGCACGATTGGACAAGTCACCCCGCTGATGCCATGAGGATGTTAGCTATTAGTTGGCGGGAAGAACCGAAAGACAAACCGCCTGACCCGAGTAAAGTGTTGATTGTTGGCCCTGAAAACGAAGTCACAATGAACGATATGTGGGCAATCCACAAACAAACCGCAAGGAGTAATCGAATATGAGTGGAACAACAGACCCTTACCGCTACCAATATGAACACGTTGCCGCAAGTCAAACTGCGCAAGTCTTGGGTGGCACAGGCGCAGCGGGTGATTATCTTCACCGCATAGTTTGTACGGTATCAACTGCCGCAACAGGCACAGTCAGTATCCTTGATGGCTCTAGTTTTAGCCATTTGGTGTTGCCCGCCTCGCCTGGCGGTGGCATTGGTCAATACAACATTGAATTAAACACCATATCAAGAAATGGCGCATGGAAGATCACCACGGGCGCTGGTGTTGAAGTGTTGGCAGTTGGCATATTCTCGGCTTAATCATGTCTAAAGCTGGACTTTATGCCAATATTTTGGCCAAACAAGAGCGAATCAAAGCGGGTTCAGGCGAGAAGATGAACAAAGTGGGCAGTAAAGATGCCCCTACCGCCAAAGATTTTAAAGAAGCCGCTAAAACTGCAAAGCCTGAGAACAAATGACAGCCGCATGGACTCGCAAAGAAGGAAAAAACCCTGAAGGCGGTTTGAACGCTAAAGGGCGGGCGAGTTATGAGGCTGAGACAGGCGGCAAGCTAAAGCCCCCCGTCAAGTCAGGAGACAACCCAAGACGTGCATCTTTTCTTGCGCGAATGGGTGCTACCGCTGGCCCGATGGAAAAGAATGGCGAACCTACACGGTTGGCGCTTGCTTTGAAAGCATGGGGTGCATCATCTAAGGAAGATGCCCGTGCCAAGGCAAAAGCAATTTCTGAAAGAAACAAAAATGGCTGAACTAGTCCCAACTGAAGTTGACAAGTACAACTCCCTGATAGCCACTTACGACAACGAGTTTAAGAAGTGGGAAGCCCGCACTAAGAAAATCATTAGGCGCTATAGGGATGACACTCGAAGCGCAAGCGGCAATGACACCGCTAAGTTTAATATTCTTTGGTCGAACGTACAGACATTAATCCCTGCGGTTTATAGCAAGATGCCAAAGGCTGATGTTAGCCGTAGGTTTGGTGACAATGACCCGATTGGCCGTGTTGCGTCATTATTGGTTGAGCGTGCGTTGGACTTTGAGATTGAGCATTACACCGACTTCAGAAGCACGATGCGTTATGCCGTGGAAGATCGGTTCTTAGGTGGCCGTGGCGTGGCTTGGGTTCGTTATGAGCCGCACGTCACACAAGTGCCTGGTATGCCTGAGATGCCCGAAAACGATGACGGCTTGCAAGTCACCGAGGATGCGGATGAGGCAGAATCCCAAGACTTCACCGCTGGCCAAGTCGAACCGATGGAACAGATTGAGTATGAGTGCGCACCGACTGATTACGTTCATTGGGCTGATTTTGGCCACAGCGTTGCCCGTACATGGGAGGAAGTGACCCAAGTATGGCGTTGGGTTTACATGACCAAAGATGCGTTGGTTGAGCGTTTTGGTGAGGAAGCTGCCCGCAATATCCCCTTGGACAGCGGCCCTGATCCATTGTCAAACTATGCAAGCAACCAAAAAGAATACACAAGGGCAAAGATTTGCGAATTGTGGGACAAAGAGACAGCAAAGGTCTATTGGTTCAGCAAGCAAGGCAACAAGTTCATTGACGTTCGTGATGACCCGCTAGAGTTAGAGCAGTTTTTCCCATGTTGCAAGCCTTTGTATGCAACGATGACAAGCGACAGCCTTGTGCCTGTGCCTGATTTCGTTTTATATCAAGACCAAGCCAACGAATTGGACATCTTGAGCGACCGCATTGATGGATTGGTCAAGTCTTTGCGTGTTCGTGGCGTTTACGATGCAAGCGTCCCCGCATTACAGCGATTGCTCACCGAGGGCGATAACAACACCCTGATTCCTGTTGATAAGTGGATGGCATTTAGTGAAAAGGGCGGTTTAAAGGGTGCGATTGACCTTTTGCCTTTGGATACGTTGGCCAATGCTTTGCTGCAATGCTACCGCGCAAGGCAAGAAATCAAGCAACAAATTTATGAAATCACGGGTTTGTCGGACATCTTGAGGGGCGCATCACAAGCAAGCGAAACCGCTACTGCCCAACAGATCAAGGGACAGTTTGCAAGCCTTAGACTGCGTTCTATGCAAGAGGAAGTGGCATTGTTTGCCTCTGACTTGATTAGACTCAAGGCGCAGATCATTTGCACCAAGTTTCAGCCGCAAACCATCCTGATGTATGCGGGCGCAAGCCAAATGCAACCCGTGGATCAGCAAATGATTCCACAGGCTTTGCAACTGATTAAAAACAAACCTTTGCGTAACTTCAGGATTGAGGTGGCGGCAGATAGCTTGGTTCAGTTGGACGAGGCGGCCATGAAGCGTGAGCGTACCGAGTTTATTGGTGCGTTTGCAGGGTTCTTACAGCAAGCCATGCCT